AGGGTTTGAGCGATGCCGAAACGGATGCCGAGAAAGGCGGTCAGTCAATTGGACAAAAAGTAACTGGCGGACTTAACAAAGCGGCAAAAACATTTGCTCCCTTTTCAGCGGCGGCGGCGGCTGTGCTAGTCCCTGCGACAAAAGGTGCGATGGATTATCAAGACAGCGTTGCCAAGGTGACAACGTTGCTTGATATGTCACAGACTTCAGCCGGTGATTTGCAGGATATGTTTCTCGGCTTGTCCGATGCTACAGGGCTTTCCGCATCATCCATAGCGGAGGCAGGCTATCAAGCCCTTTCCGCATCTGTGGATTATGATCACTTGGGGTCATTCCTTGATACCGCAACGAGCCTTGCGAAGGTCGGTTTTACGGATACGGCAACGGCAACGGATGTATTGACCACGGCAATTAACGCTTACGGTATGCAGTCATCAGATGCCAACGACATTGCACAGAAGTTAGTACAGACACAGAACTTAGGTAAAACAACAGTTTCTGAATTGGCATCTTCAATGGGTCGGGTTATCCCGATTGCATCATCATCAAACGTAAGCTTGGACAATCTGACAACGGCTTACGCATTGCTTACAAAAAATGGTATCAGCACGGCGCAGTCAACAACGTATATGGCGGCAATGCTTAACGAGTTGTCGGACAGTGGAACGGATGTCGGGTCAACGTTGGAAGACCGAACAGGAAAATCTTTCCAAGAGTTGATGGCGGACGGATGGTCACTGAGTGACGTTCTCGGATTGCTGAAGCAGGCGGCGGACGATAGCGGCAAAGGTTTTAACGAATTGTGGGGGCAGTCAACCGCAGGAGCGGCGGCTATGACGCTGCTTAACGCAGGATCTGAAGAGTGGAACTCCACAATGGAAGTCATGCAGGGAAACACCGATGTGCTTGGCGAAGGACTGGAAAAGTTACATACCCCGGCGCAGATGATGCGTGAGGCGTTAAATCAGCTGAAGAACAGCGGAATTGAACTGGGAATGTCACTGATAGAAGTACTTGCCCCTATGATTGAACAGGCGGCAACAGCTATATCAAATCTGACATCATGGTTCAATGGCTTGGATGACGGCACAAAGAGAACCATTATTACGGTGCTTGCACTGGTAGCGGCGGCAACGCCTGTTATCGGAGTGATATCAGGCATTGTATCGGCAATCGGGTTCCTGTTTTCACCGATTGGTTTGATCGTTACGGCAATCATCGGCGTTGTATCGGTTATTACTTACCTGTGGAATACGAGCGAGTCATTCAGATCGGCGGTTATCGCAATTTGGAACGGCATCAAGACAGGAGTAACAACAGCCATCAATGCTCTTAAATCCGGGGCAATAGCGGCTTGGAACGGCATCAAAACCGGGGTCACAACGATTGTTAATGGTATTAAGACCACGGTCACGAATGTATGGAACGCAATTAAAACGGCGGTATCCACAGCAATCAACGGTGTTAAATCGGCAATCTCAACCGGGATGAATGCGGCAAAGAGCACCGTCAGTTCTATCCTTGATGCTATCAAGAGCAAGTTTGTGAGCATCTTTGACGGCGTGAAAAATGCGGTTCGAAATGCAATCAACACGGTGAAATCAATTATGAACTTCAGTTGGCATCTTCCACACCTGTCGTTGCCGCATATCAGCATCAGCGGCGGATTTTCACTTAATCCGCCATCCGTACCGCATTTTGGCATCAGCTGGAACAAAAAGGCTCTGAGGAACGCTTACTTACTGGATGATGCAACGATCTTCGGTGAGCGAGGCGGCACGCTCCTAGGGGGCGGTGAAGCCGGGTCGGAAATGATCATCGGTACAGGATTACTGCAGGGCATGATTGACGAGTCCGTAAAGGATGCCACGGTCGAGGAAACCAACACAGACGGCGAGATCCTTAAACAGATTTTGACACTACTGCGGCAGTACATCCCTGAGATGGCAAATATGCAACTTGTAACCGATACAGGCGCACTGGTCGGACAGCTTGCCCCGGCTATGGATGCACAGTTGGGAGTGATAGCAAGGAGGCGGTCTTATGCATGATGTTTTAAGGGGCGTGCAGTTTTCTGACTATCATTCCTATGAGGACTGGGGGCTGTTACTGGTGGAGAAAACCATCAGTCCGCCCGAGCCGAAAACAGAGATTGTAGACGTCCCCGGCATGGACGGCGTGTTGGATCTGACGGAGGCACTAGGTGCTGTCAGATACGGCAACCGGGAGCTAAAGTTTCGCTTCAAAGTCATTGACCGTGAACGGTTTTACAATGCCTATACAACGGTGGCAACGTATCTCCACGGCAGAAAAAGGAACATCATCATTGACGATGACCCCGGATTTTATTATGTCGGGCGTTGCACAATGGGGGATCTGAAACCGGGGAAGATACAATCATACTTTGACGTTGAGGTGGATGCCGAGCCGTATAAGTACGAGACAGATGACGCAATGGCGCAGGGGCGTTGGCTGTGGGACACATTCAACTTCAGAACTGGCATAGCGCAGGATACGGAGTACACGGTCAGCGGCACGCAGACAATCACATTGATCAATAGAGGCATGGCGGTCAGCCCGACATTTACGGCATCGGCAAGCATGAGCGTTACATTCAAGGGCGAAACGTACACCATACCGAATGGCACTACAACAAATTACAATATACTACTTGAGGCAGGCGAAAACACGCTGACGGTCACAGGGACGGGAACGCTTAAGATAACCTACAGAGGAGGTGCTTTCTGATGTACAAAGTCAAGATTGACGGAAATACAATTTACAACAGCGGCATTTCCTCTGACCTTGCTATCATCAGCCCGAAACTGGAACTTGAGGTCAACAGCGCAGGCGAGTTCGAATTTACCATGCCGCCTACACATCCATATTATGGGCGTGTAGAGCGGCTTTCTTCAGTGGTCGAAGTCGAGGAGGACGGTGTAAAAATCTTCGAAGGCAGAGCCACAGAAGAGCACACAGACTTTTGGAAGCGCAAGACCTATCACTGCGAAGGGTGCTTGGCGTATCTGAAGGATACGAAACAGCCCCCGGCGGAATACCATGACATAACGGTGCGGCAGTACCTGTCAACGCTTGTTGCTATCCATAACGCAAAGGTCACAGCGGACAAGCAGTTTACAGTCGGAGCGGTCACGGTTACTGACAGCAATGACAGCTTATACAGATACACAAACTGGGAGTCAACGCTTGAGTGCATCTATGACGATATGGTCAAATCGCTTGGCGGATACCTGCGAGTGAGATTTGAGGACGGCACAAGATATCTTGACTACCTCAAGGAATTTCCAAACACAAACAGTCAGACAATCGAGTTCGGGAAAAACCTGCTTGATTATGTATCTTCCTACGACACGAGCGAGTATTGCACGGTTCTGGTTCCGCAGGGTGCGGAGTTGGAGGAGAGCGAGATCCCGGCTCTGCATCTGAGGTTAGGCATTGAGGAAGTGAATAGCGGTTCCCCGTATCTTGTTAACACACAGGCGGTACAGGAACACGGTTGGATTGAGCGAGTTGTTACGTGGGACGGCGTGACGGTTGCACAGAACCTTCTGACCAAGGGGCAGCAGTATATGCAGGAAGTCCAGTGGGACAGCATGGTTCTTTCCATATCGGCGGTTGACCTTCACAAACTTAATCCTTCAGTGGAAAACATAAAGCTGATGGACGAGATCCGGGCGATATCAACGCCGCATGGCATGAACCGTATTTTTCCGGTGACCAAGGTATCAATCCCACTTGACAGTGCGTCGGGAACCAAATACACGCTCGGAACCAAGGTAACGCAGTCATTGACGAGCACCACGGAAGCGGTCAGTCAGGATATACTGGAGAAAATCAAAAAGGCGAAGACTCCGCAGGAAATCTTGGAGAGCGCAAAGGATAACGCCACTGCTTTGATACGGTCAGCCCTTGGTGGATATGTAGTTATCACTGAGGATGCGTCTGAATTGCTTATCATGGATACGGACGATATCGAAACGGCGAGAAGGGTGTGGCGTTGGAATTTAAACGGTCTTGGCTACTCGTCCACTGGATACAATGGGCGTTACGGTCTGGCAATGACCATGGACGGCGCAATTGTGGCTGATTTCATCACAACAGGAACACTTAACGCTGACCTTATCAGGGCAGGCACGCTTAACGCTGACCTTATCAGGGCAGGCACGATGAGCGCAGACCGCATACAGGGCGGCACATTGAAGTTAGGCGGTTCAAATAATGCCTTCGGTACAATAACAATTTATGACGGTGCTGGAACACAAATGGGGTCGATTAATGCCGGGGGCATCACTTGCCAGTTGGGTGTATTTAACGGCGTAAATCTGACGGACATTGATGGAAGTGGAGCTGACGGAGCAGTCCTTATAGATTCTTCCGGGATGACCATAAATGCCTCGAACGGAAGCACAACGCTCCCGGTAACAATTGATAAGTTAAACAGCACCGACATAAATACCACAAACGCAGATATAGATTATTTGGAAGTTGACGGTGTGAAAGCTTCCAGTATTGAACTGACCGGGGATTTGATATGGTGGACTTCTGCAGCGAAGACAAACTATGTTTTCGCAAGAGAGACAAGATCAACAAGCCCGACAGGGTATACGCTCAAAATCCCGGATGCAGAAATCGCTAGGTTGTCATTTTATCCATATGGGACAGAGCCGGGGTCTACAAAATACAGACCTGTAGCCTCTTACGGTACGGACGGCAACCGGGTTAAGTATCTCACAGCGCACAGCCAGTCGCATACAGTCCCGTACTCACTTGGCGTTAATGCACAGTGGGGCAGGACAGGAACGGGAACGGTGGAAGACCCAACGTACGTAACAAAAAACTTTGCTCCTTCGTCCTCTGATATTCGGCTGAAAGAGAACGTGAAGGATTGCGAGATTGAGGCGTTGCCGTTTATCCAAAAGATACAGATGCGGCAGTTTGACTGGAAACAGAACGGCGTACATCAGGACTGCGGTTTTGTGGCAGATGAGTTGGAACAGCTTGACGAAAATCTGAGCATCGGCGGCGGTTACAATGAGGACGGAACGATGAATGAGAAGTCGGTCAACGATTTCTATTTGTTGGGGTACATGGTGAAGGCTATGCAGGAAATGCAGGCGGAGATTGACTACTTGAAAGGAGTGGTGAAAGATGGCATCAATCGCAGAGTGGATACAGAAGATTAAGACAGCAATATATGGCGAAGAAGTCCGTGGCGCAATCTGGCAGTCATTGCAGGCGATGAATGACGAACTGACGAGTGCGGACGTGACGCAGATCCCGAAGAACAAGCAGGATATCGCAGGTTTAAAGACGGACGTTACAACGGTGAAGGGCGATGTGACTACACTGAAGGCTGACGTTGAAACCGTTAAGACGGATATGACGCAGGCGAAGAGTGATGTAACCACGCTCAAGAATGATGTAACGAACCTTAAAGCAAGTGATGCCGAGCTAACAGACATTCGTGTTGGAGCTGATGGAACTACTTATGAGAGTGCTGGAGATGCGGTGAGGAGTCAGGTTGAAGAGTTAGATGGTTCCATTAATGATTTAAAGAGTTCGATGGAAGGTTTTATTCCGAAAGGCTATACTAGGGTGGATTTGCCGAAAGAAAGAGGATTTGTTAAGGCAAATTTGCAAGTGGAAGCAAATCAGTATTGGCAACATATAACTGTTGCAGTATCAGAGGGCGAAAAGTATAAAATATATTGCGGGGCTAACGATACAAAACCGAAAGTAATTCTTGCCGGTGGCGGTCTTAATAAATCCCAGTTAAATACCACGCAGGATGGAACAGAGATCACTATTCCAGCCGCTGTGGATACAATGTATCTTAATGGAGTCATCGGTGACAACACAAACTATGCCCCTACAGCATTCAAATACGAGGGCAAATCTTTCAACGATGCAGTGGACAGTGCCCTTGAAAGCAAGTACTTATTCAAATATGAAGAAGTGCAGTACACTTTGGAAAGTGGCAATATCAGATATAACGTCCCAAACACAGAACAGAACAACGGCAATGCGGCGTATTCATACGCGAAAATCCCTGTTTTACCCGGAGAGAAATACAAGGTTACTGCAAAGGGACAATATTACACTATTGCACTGTATGATAACAACAACGCTTTGTGCAAAGTTGTCGTAGCATCTGGTACAGAGGCAAACAATGAAAGTGTTACCATTCCTCCAAGTGCCTATTACATGGTAGTCAATACGCTTAATTCATATGGCATCTCCATAAAGAAAGAAGTATCATATATTGGTGGTGACGGAACAACTATTATTAACCAGTTTGCCCAAAGTGTTAATATGAACGGAGAAAGACCGACCCTTGACCAAATAAGATGGAATTATTTATTCCACGATAATTTCACAAGAGCGGACTCCTCTCAGAGCATAGGAAACAACGGTGACAGCGTAATCCCTCAGACATGGACAGTTATTACTCCCGACAACGCTACAATTGGAATTAACGGAAATGCGGCGTATAGGGCAAGCGGAAATACTGCGATCGCATACTCTGACACGAAAGTAAGTGATTGTGCCATAGATATTCAGTCCATAGTTGATGATAATGACACATCAACCATGGGGTGCGGGATTGCGTTCCGTATTGCAGATGCAACCAACTACTGGACATTATCTCAATTCAAAAATGGAATGTATCTGCGCAAGATTGAAGCAGGTACAGAATCAAGAATGGCATATATCTTTACAACTAACAACACAGGAATTGAAAAAGTAACCGTTACACTCGATGGCGCAAAAATAATGATTTACATTAACGGCGTGAAGTTTGAGGAAGTGGACGATGACTTTAACGTGAACGAAACCAAACACGGTATCTGCTTCTATGGAATATCAAATTCCAAAGTGAAATACTTCGACATTCGTGTGCCGGACAACTGGCAGAACGGCGTTGATGTGTTGGATACAGAGGTATTCCCTTTTTACATCAAAGCCGAAAATAAGGGAGAAACTCACAGCTTTTCCTTCGAGCAGACGGATGTAAATGGTTCTAATTCTGCAATGCAGTTTTCTGTCAGAAAAGCGGATGAATATAAACGCTCTGAACTGTCATTCCGTTATGTCAAACAGCTATCCGAAGAATTTATTAGTTTGGATATAAAACTCGGAGACGATTATTCAGTTGAGGATAATAGCGAGATTATTTTCCAATTTCACGATTCCCCGGAAGACGGCTCCGGCACATCAGACAATGCTAAAATTATGCCGAACGTGGCAATGTACTTAGACCACGGGCATTATAAATTCCGTCAGCAATACAGCAGTGTAAAGCCTGCAACGATGTCTGATATTACAGAAATTGTTACCGATTTGGGATCGTATCTTGGAGATGTTGGAAAATGGACTCGTTGGTCAATGCGAATAAAATGGGGGTATGAAGCATTTTTTGAACCATTTTTGTATTTGTATAAGGATGGGGAACTTGTATACAAGTCTTTGATGCCGAATACGGTCAATGCTTCTAAAGGTTCCTATTTCAAGTGTGGAGTGTATGCTTATGGTTATGTTAATAACCCGGATGATTATGTATCGACAAGCCGGAGCATGATTATTGACAATATAATAAACATTTAAACCAAACGTTTATGCTAGGGATTGAATTACCTTACACAGAGGAGTAAAACCTATGGACGCAATAAAAGAAATCTCATTCACACACAGGTACTGGATCATATTGCTTCCCCTCATCCTCATCGGTGCGGACATCATCACCGGGTGGATACAGGCAAGCGTCAACGGCACGTGGGACTCAACAAAGATGCGCAAGGGGCTGTACAGGAAGAGCGGCGAACTGCTGACTATTCTTGTTGCTTATGCGATACAGGAAGCTGTGACCCTGTCGATTGACGTTACGGCTTGCATCTCAGCTTACGTCATCATCATGGAACTGCTTTCCATAATTGAGAACTTGGATCAAGCAGGCATCCCCGTTCCGTCATTCGTTCGGTCGAAGCTGGGAAAGGTGGCAAAGGAAATAGACGAGGGCGAGGATCATGATTGAGTTTATCATCATTGCCTTTGTGCTTGGGTGGTTCATCCGGGAGACAGGGCGGTGGATTGACGAGATATGGAGGAACACGCATGACGAGTAGGGAAAGAGTATGGAACACGCTTGTCAATGCAGGAATGACCCCGGAAGGGGCGGCGGGGCTGATGGGCAATCTGAAAGCGGAAAGCGGTATCATCCCGAACAGGGTCGAGATCCTTTGCCTTCAGAGGTACAGGGAAAATGGCAAGTACTACACGGATGCCACATACACAGCATTTGTGGACGATGGTACAATCACAAGGGCGGAGTTCATCCGCCCTATGGGGAAGCAATACGGTTACGGTTTGGCGCAGTGGACAAGCCCCGGAAGGAAGTCAAAGCTGTATGACCGTTGCAAGGCGGCAGGAGCATCTATTGGAGACCTAAAGACACAGGTTGATTTTCTTATATGGGAATTGGGGCATTCTTACCCGGCTGTGTGGCAG